CAACTTCCGGGGGAACCGGAAAGATGAAGCGGGCCCCAGCCACCAACTGAGCCGCCGTGAGAGTGCGACTGAACAGCGTGGTAGGAGTGGCCAGATCGGCGGTGGTGTCGGAAACCACTTCAAACGCGTAAGTCTCGTCCGTGGTGGTATAATCCGCCGCCACATCCACCGTCAGGCAGAATCCCAGCGGCTCCCCACGAGCGATATCGGCCGCAACCGAGCCCATATCGATCGAACTGGAGGCCGCCGAAGCCGACAGCGCCGTTGCATCCCAAACATTTGTGTAAGCATCAACGTACATGGTGATTTCTCCTCAGTTAGGGCCGCAATTAGGTGACCTTGGTTTCGGTGTTCAGGATCGCGTCCACCGTGCGAATCGGGATGCCCCGGAACGACATGGTGTTGCGGCCGTCCACCTCACCGTATTGCATGCCCGCCGCCTTGATGGTGTTGAAGCGCTGGATGTCCAGCATTTCCGCCACGGTGCGGTTCATGTAGAACACGGGCCGACCCATTCCGAGCGCCGGGATACGATGAACGGCCTTGATCATGAGTTTCACCAGATCGGCGGCCGAAGATTCCCCGACGAGATTGGACACGTCGATGTTGGGAATGCGAACCACATAGCGCCAGTCACGCAGCGCAATGCCGTTCTTCCACTGCCAGTGATCCCGGTAAGCCCGCATGCGCGCGCCGCCGATGCCGTTGGCCGTTTCGATCGTCACCAGCCCGAGATCCTCGTGCTTGAGCCCGGCTGTCGAGCCCTTCGGGAAGATGCCGTGAATGGTATTCGGCCCCCAGCACACCAGCCACACCGAAGTGTTATCCGTGCTGGAACCGCCGCCAACGATGATGTTTTGGGCATTCTGGGCCGAAAGATCGGCGTACCGCACAGCCAGCCCGGTGAACTCCTCCGGGGCCGTGCCAGAATTGCCATACATCAGCGTCGAGGCCATTTCTTGGTTCATGGCTTCGATGAAGGCCTGGGCCTCGGACAACCGGAACGCGGGCGTGTTGCCGTTGAGTTCCGCCAGATCGCGGTCCACCTCGGAATACGCTTCCAGCATGCCGCACTGCTCGTCGATCTGAGCGGTGCGCGACTTCGACGGCGAAATGCCGTTGTTCAGAAGTCGCCACGCGACCGTGGGAAGGCCGGTTCGAACCGTGGTACGATGGCCGGTTGGGAGATTGCCCTCGGCAAACAGCATGTCGGCCAGAATTTCGTTGGTCTGGGACAGCAGTTCAACGATTGTCGGCACCGACCCGTTGGGGTCAAGCCGCTTCGCCCAGTCAGCGAGGGTAAGAACGTTACTCGTCAATGCGGACATGTCCTATTCTCCTGTTACTTAGTTGTGCCACCATAAAGCACGGTGGCGGGGTCTTTTGGAGCAAGATTCGTGTCCTTGGACCCGGGAAGGATGAAATCATCTTCCCGCATCACCTTGCCCACGTTGTGCAGGAGCCGGACTACCTCGGGGTGATCCCCAAATCCGGTTTCCTCCAACAACTTGATCAGGCCCGTGTTCGCGAATCTCGCCACTACCTTACGGGCCAACGCCGTTGATGCCTCGAAGTTGGCCCCACCGATTTCAGGATCAGCCTTAACTGCATCAGACCAACTGGCCCTGACCGCATTGAACTTGTCAATTTCGGCCTTGACCGCCGCCTGAGCCGCTTCCGACCGCGCTCCAGCAACTTGATCGTACAAACCCTGAGCCTCGTCAGCAGTGAGTTTCAGCGCCTTGGCCTGTTCCGCGATCTTCTCGGCAACGGCCTTATCCACCTGTCCCTCTGCCACTTTGAACTCGTACTTATCCGGAATCACTCGCTCCGCAGCAGCCGTTCCACCGGCCGATGCAGTACCACCGGAACTCCCAGTCGCGCCCGATGCGTCAGGGCTACCAGTTGCGCCAGCAGTTACCAGCGTTTCCGAATTTCCAGTTGCTCCAGCGCTATCAGCCATGGCTATCTCCTCTCATCAGTGTGTTTCAAGATCGCGACTGTCGAGCCCGGCCCGACATTGACGACCCGCGCACGTTAGCACACGCGGGGCGGCCGTGTCAATCAGTTTCATCAGACCCGACCCCCTCCGCCACCTCTTCACTAATCTTACTGTCAACGTCGTGTTCCTTCATCATGGTGATGTAGGACTGGGGATTCGCGGCCATAATTTCGGCCATCAAGAAATGGCCAACGTCCTGTTTACCGGCATTGTAATAAATCAAGCTGTCGGCCGCCATTACCGATTCTGACACACCGCAATGCCCGAGCAGCCGCCATATGAACCTGCGACCTTCGGCCGTGCTCAGTATGGCCCCAACGTCAAGAATTTCCCGTTCGCGAACGTTCTTGGCCCGCTTGGCGGATTTATCAACCGCCTTGCGATCGGCTAGGTTTCTGGCCATCAGGCAGCCCCGGCAGCAGGATTGAACGTGCCCGTGATGCGGGACAGGGCGTTATCGCCGCCGGTATCGGCTTGCGACAGCTTTTGCGCGGCCCCGGCCGCCTGATCAATCATGGCCAGCTTCGCCGCCCGTTGCTGTTCCTTGGCCCGGGCCTCACGGATGCTGTTGGCTTCCTCATCACTGCGAATGATGTTGGGATTCACCCCGAGCATGTCGCCATAATCGTTGATCGCGGCATCAGTGTTAATCTTGTCAAGCGCATTGGGATCAGCCTTAGCCACCCCACCCACATACGCCGAAAATCGCTCGAGGCCGCCCGCCCCCACCATCTTCTGCGCCTGTGCCATGATTGAAATGTACTCAACCTTGAGCGGAACCCCCTCAAGTTCCGGGGGCGCGTCCGGCACCATTCCATGTGAAACCATGTCATCGAACGTGATATCGATCAACGGGTCAAGAAGTTCATCATTCTCGCGTTCCAGCGTCGGCCCCAGCATCAACAGTTTCTCTTCCGACCGCTCAGCCACCTCTGCCGCCGTGATTTCACGCCGATCAGACATCAACATCATCAGGAACAGGTCCTCAAAATATGACCGCTTGATCCGCTCCTGATGGGACGAAATGTCCTGCAGTAATTCATTGATCCGGGGGTCCACCGCGTATACGGGCTTGAATTGCATCTGCCCTTCACGCACATCAAGATAAGTGATGTCACCCGGCAGAATTGATGCCTTGGCCGACCGCAGCACGGACGGGCCCACCATCGGCGGGCGCACGATCTTTTCCACAGCTTCCGCCCGACGCTTCTGCATCAATTGTAGGGCCTTGATGTCGCCCAGACAATCCATGCCCGGGCACGCCGTCCCATAAACATCGGAGCCAGCCACATCCCAGCGCGGAGCCAAAATGCGGAACCTATTGTATCCTTTTTCCGACAGTACCTTCTCGCCGTCCCCGGCCATGTTGGTGGACCCGTGTTCATAGTACACTGACTTGTATTTCTTATAGCGACTGGTCATCATGCCCGGGTAATAATCCGAATTGGGCATGATGCAATGATTGACCTGAATGACGGCATCCAGATTACCGCGCTTGTACAGATTCCGGACCGTCAAGGAAATGTTTTCCCATGACTCGTCCAGCGACGGGTCCCCGGTCAGGAATCTGCTGCAAACCTGGCGCACAGTCATCGGCACTTCACGGATGAACACATCAACCTTGCCGCGCTGATTGAGGGCCATCGAGTACGAACCGACCGGGATCGAATACGCCCGGATAACTTCCAAGTCATCCTCGAGCAAGGCCATCGCACCAGTCCCAAAAGTACTCTGGTCACCGTACAAATACGGCAGCACATTGTACAAATTCGAACGCAGAAACACCGTATCCATGCGCTGATTTACCGTGTGCAGCCAGCGCTTGACCGGGGTATATTCAGCAAGTGACGGATCGGGGACAGTAAGCCGCTTCCATGGGCGGGCCGGGGACGTGATCCCGGCCATCATCCCGGCCCGAAGCGTACGGGCCGCCAGCGTCGCGGTCGAATCGATGATCTTGTTATTGCGCTTATCGCCCTTATTGGCATCGGTAAGCTGGAACTGAACCCGGCGCGGGAGAATGTAATCAGCCAGATCGCGCCAGTGGCTGACGAACGTAGACCGTTCAGCATTCAATGACGCGTACAGGGAATCAATTGTCTTGCGCAGGGTTTCCATGATTACAGCCCCAGTAAGGTCTTCTGCGACGAACTGCCGCTGTTTGGCACCCCTAGGCCGCCCGTAAGGATCGTCCCGGAATACCCCTGTTGCCCGGATTGGGCGCGCTTCTTGCGCTGTTCATCGATGGCGCTGGTGTCGGCCAAATTCGGCTCCGGTTTCTCCGGGATCTTCAATGATTTGGCCGCTTTCTTCGATGCGCTGACCGTCGCGATGGTCCCGGCCGCCGAAGCCGCCAGAGCAACTGCTTGCATACCGGCCGCTGTGGCAGCCGCCCCGGTGGCCGCTCCGCCCGTTACGAATGTCCCAAGTGCCGCTAACGACGCCGCCATTTCCCGCCTCCTGTCTTATCCAGTCGTCTTGCCCAGATCGTGTCCATGGGCTCATACCCGATGCGGCCCAGCATCGGCCCGTAATTCAATTCTTCCCTAGTGATCTTGACGTGTTGATAAACCACCTGAACCCCCATCGTGGCCAGAA